ATAAAGCCTAGCTGTCTTTAATTTTTCAGAAAGAGTAAAAGGCGCAAACATCGCTTCTCTATTTTGTCTATCTATTTCACCATATTGTCTTGCTCTCCATAGACCAGGATTAGCTTGTTCAATACTCATTATTGGAAAATGTGCCATAAAACCTCTTTTTAATTAAAATAAACCGCCAAGCATTCCACCTAATCCACCAATTACTCCACCAAGGGTTGTTCCTACTCCGCGAACTACACTACCCATAGAAGCCCCACTCATTGCTCCTTTAAGACCACCACTGAACATGCCACCAATTTTACTAGCAGTGCTTGGTTGTTGAGATTTATTAACTTGGTTAGCATATTGAAGCTCCATATCTGCCAAACTACGCTCATGACCCATTTGGGCTTGTTGTTTCAACATATCAGCCAATGTTTGTCCTGCTCCCATAGAAGCATTAAAACCTTGCTGACCAAATCCTTGCATACCTTGTAAACCTTGACCATATGCATTTCCCATACCCTGCAATCCTGCTCCATAAAGATTTCCAGCGCCTTGTAAGCCAGCTCCGTATAGATTTCCAGCACCCTGTAAGCCTTGACCATATAGATTACCCATGCCTTGTAATCCAGCACCATACATATTCCCTGCTCCCTGCAAACCTTGGCCATAGAGATTAGCTTTACCCTGCACACCTTGTCCATAAAGACCCATAGCGTTATTAAGATATTGATTATAATCTTGACTTGCCATTCCACCTATTTCTTTAGCCATCTGTGCTTGTTGCTGAGGGCTGCCTATAAATCCACCAGCAGCAGCAGCATTATTAGATGCTCTTGTTGCCTGATCAACATTATATTGATATCCAGGAGATTGCTGGAAGCCAGAACCTATTTGATTCATTACACCAGCAGGATTGCTAGCCATGTCATTATATTGTATGGCAGGATTTTGAGTTAATAGTCCCTGGTATTGAGCAGATGGATTATTTTCTAAAAGACCTTGATACTGCTTAGAAGGATTGTTTTCTAAAAGCCCCTGATATTGAGCAGAAGGATTGTTCTCAAGCAAATCTTGATATTGTTTAGAGGGATTATTACTCAATAATTTACTATACTGCTTAGAAGGATTATTACCCAATAACTGTTGATACTGCTGACCTAAGTTTTTATTACTATTTTTACCCATATCAATATATGGATTTAGATATTGATCTAAATAATCTTTTGTACCTTTTGACTTAGATTTAGATTTAGCTGCAGGTTTAGCTGCAGGTTTATTGCTATATTGTTCAGCTATTTTTGACAAAAACATACATTCACCTTTTATTAGTTAACTTCTGCGATTCCGTCGCTCAAAACAAAACGATTTAAACCCCAAAATCTAAACTGAAAAGATATCTCATTATATCTACCTAAGCTATAAGACTTAAATGTATTTTTTCTTTTTCCAGTCTTATTTAAATATATTCCTTTAGGCTTACCAAAAGTAACTCCACCATCAGAAGAAACGCTTAGATCAACTCTACAATTCAATGAATTTTTAACATAAGAGAATGTCTCACCATCAATTAAATAGTCACCATCATTATCGATTATATAATCTGGATAAGCATCATTATCTACTAAATATATATCTTCAGTAACCACAGTATTTATGTCGCTACCTTCCATACCTTGCTCAATAGGGAATGTTATACTATTTACAACAAATGGACTGCGATCAGGCAAAGCGCTAGGAGAAGTAATGATGATCCTAGGTATCTCTTCTCCGTCATTAGAGTCAAATTGATCTGATAATTGATAGAGATTACCATCATTAAAGCTAACAAAATAATAGTCATTGTTAAAAAATAACGCCCTTCTTGCTATATGGTGATTTTGATTTGTATCGCATAAAGTATAAAAAACTTTAGCATTAAAATGATATATATAAGTTACATTATCTCTAGGATCAGCAAAAGTAATTTGATAAAACATTTGCCCACCTTGTTTAAAAATAAATCCATATGAATCTTCAGGATTTATCAAGGTAGATAATCTATAATTTATACCATCAGTAGATATTTGAGTAGCTCCATTTCCTGAGCATACCATTATAACTGGACCTGATTTCTCATTACTACCAAGCCATATTATGAAATCATCGCTAGCAGCAATTGTTGCAGGATTTAAGCAACCGTAATCAATTACATAACCGCTATTACGCTGATATGGAAAAAGCTGCAGACCTAAATCTGTCCATACCTCAGTAACATCAGAGCCCATAATTAAGATCTGCCCAGTACGACCAGGAACACGTACACAAGCCAATGCGTTATCTGGCTTAGATTGAAATGATCCAACTTGAGTTACACTCTGAGCAAAACCACTAGTAATAGCAATTTTAAATGTAGCAGCAGAACCAAATCCGCCAGATACAGAATATATTGCTCCATTGGCATAGCCACTACCAGGAGCACTAACAGTTACTGTAGCTACAGCACTACCACTAAGCGTAGCAACTGTTAAAGTTCCTTGAAATGAACCCCCATTTAATACAGTTAGAACATCACCAACATGATAACCAGAACCACCATTTACTACAGTGGCTGATTCTATAGACAATATGCTAAAGTCAGATAGCTGCCATTGAGGCTGATTATTTACTGTAGCAATAAATCTATTGTCTTGGAATGTTACATAACCAGCGAAGAAGCCAAGAGGTAGCTTAGAAAAAGCAGTAGTAGAATAATCGTAAACATAAATATCTTTTTTGTCACAGAAAGCTATTTGATTTTTTAAATTTTCATCAATAAATACATCGCCAGAATTTGATTCAAGACTAGCAACATAATTTGTAATCATCGTAGTAGAATTAAATACTATAGAGTAAATATTTTGTGATATTACGGCATATAAAGTATTTGATCGAGACGAGAAAAATAAACCACGCCCAACTCCGTTTTGCATTAAAGTTTCTACTGACTTATAGCCAGCATAATCAATCATCCATCCATCTGATTGGAACATATTGTAAACATTTTCAACCGATATTTTATTATATCGACCAAATTTTGTACTACAAAGCATTGTTAAGGGTAACTGTGCCATTAGGTAATACCTGTTTTTTTATTTTTCCAGTATTGTTTTCTTGCTTCACTCATTCTTTTTTTTGTCTCTTCTGTTCTTTTTTGGCCAATAATTTTGGCTGCTCTTATTTCTATTTCTTCCTTAGGAATTTTTCTACCTAAAGTATATTTATTACCCATCATTCTTTCTTTAAGTTTTCTCTGCTCTTCCAAACTAACAAAATATTTTCCAGTCATTCTTTCTCGACACTTTTGTCTAATCTCTGCACTTCTTTTCTTTCCCACATTGGCAATACTTATTTTTTTCTTTTTCTCTTCACTGCATATATAATGCTTACCTAAAGATGATGTAGATAAATTATTCTTTGCCCATTCACTACGCTTCTTTCTTACTTCTAAACTTACATTAGGTCTTGTTCCTAATTTAGAAACTGACATTCTTTTGCGACTTTCTTCACTTACTTTTTTTCTTCCCTTGTTCGAACAATCTTCTAAATTTTGCTTACGTGTACCAATCCATAAATGTGTTGGATTTACACATCGATTACAGTCACACGTATGACAAACACACATACCTTCTGGTATCTTTCCTACATATAATTCGTAAGCAACTCTATTAGCTCTTTGTCTTACACCATCAAGCCAAAACTTAGGATAACCATCTTCTTTAGTTCCAGTTTTCCAAGTATGACAACCATTTTCTTGTATATGAATTTTTTTTTCAAATCTTGCTTTAATTAAAGCTAATTCAGTTTCATTTCTTAAAATTGTCATTATATGTTCTCTTAAATTGATATTAAATAACAATTTAACATGATAATTACTACCAAGCAATAATATAACACTCAACCAGGGGTAAAACCCCGAGATAATTGAATTTGGACCCAATTTGGGTATAGTTCTGTACTATATAAATTAGTCTTTTCTGGTTCTAGATCTATATAGTTTTGGTCATTCACATTTGCGCTAATTTCATCAAGAAAAAATTGAACATCTGGATTTACTGCAACGCCATAATATGCACATATGCGTTTAGCAGTTAACATTTCTAAATAGTCTATATACCACAAATCAAAAGTAAGTAATAAATCTGTAGGAAGATCAGCAGTAGCAACAGAATCAAGACCGAATCGTCCCCAAACCTTGAAGATATATGCTTCACATGGCAATAACTGTACAAACAAATTAGATCCGCCTAAGCATCGCTCAAAAGTATGTTCGAATGGAAGTGCAAGCAACCCATCTACTCTTGTTTTTCCATGATATTTTTTTCTTCCAATGTTAGTGGTACCAAACCTTACTACTTGCATATTAAAAGTTAAAGTAAGTGGCAAAACTAATTTAGGTATAAAATATTTTTCTTGTCCAATTATAGCAGGAAAATCATATTCACTATAATAAGGAATCATTTTTTGATTACTATCCATCCCTGCTAAAACTTTATTAAGTAAATCCAATCCTACTGTTATGTCGTCTCCACCAACGTCCTGGAAGTCTTTTGATCTAACTTTAGAAAGATAAAAAGCATTAGTAATCAATTGGTTAACACTATAGCTCATATTTATTCACCACTAAGTAATTATATTCAGTTGTCTGATAATTCTAGATAACTGAATGTTTGTTTTCTTTTTTCCCAAGCTTTTTTACAATTTTCACTCATTTTTAATCTTGCTTCTTCGCTATGTTTAACTCCTTTACGAGCTAAACCTATTTTTTGCTTATGTTCTTCACTAAATTTTTTACCTCTAGTGCGATCACCAATCTTCTTACAATGTTCTGCACTAAGCTTCTTACCAGTATGAGCAATACTAAGTTTTAACTTAGTTTCTTCAGTATGCATAATACCTTTATGTGCAATACGCATCTTTTTTAAAGTTTCTTCTGATCTTTTGCTACCAGTATGCAAAACTCTTAACTTTTCTCTTGTTTCTTTACTAATTATTCTCCTTGAGCTTGCCTCTCCCATTTTTTTTCTAGTTTCTTCACTAACTATTTTACCTAAATTAGCAAGCCTACATTTATCTTTAGCTTCTTTACTATGATGTTTTCCTAACATGCTTTTATTTATAACCTGCCTTCCTTTTTTAATCATATCTCTCATATTATTAGTTTGCGTACCAAAAAACAGATGTTCCTTAGCACAACATTTTTTTACGTCACATTTATGCAGGACCATCATACCTTTTGGAATATCTCCAAAATAAATCTCTGCAGCAACCCTATGAGCTAATCTATTTTTACCATTACAATAAAATTTACCATAACCATTAGGATATAAACCTCTATTATAAAGCTCGCAACCATTATCTTGTTTCTGAATCTTGCTAAAAAATCTTAATCTATCTTTCTCATTTATCATTTTACTATTTCTCCAAGTTATAATATATTATAACTTGGAGAAGGTAGTAAGTAAATCTATTTACACACAGTATTTCCAGCTCTTTACCCAAAGTGAAGCTGCGTCGCCTGAATCAGTAACTTTATAGTCAACTGAAGGAACTCCAACCGTAACAAAAGCTGGACATTCAAGATCAGCAATTTGAGCTTTAGAAACAATACCACCACTCAAAATTGCATAACTAGAGCTTGAAGACCCAGTTGGAACTAAAGTCACAGAATCACCAGCTCCAGTAGCTGCAACCGGAGTAATGCTAGCTGTGAATTTCACCATTGGTATTCCAATAGGAGCTACAACATTAACTAAGCTAACAGCAGTAGCTGTAACTTCAGCACCACCATTGAGAACTAATATAGGAGCATCGTAGATAAATTCACGATATTCAGCATCACCATTGGTATAAGACAAAATGAAATGAGCACTGCTATCAGTAGCCTTTATATCTACCATACGGAAACTATCGTAACCAAAAGGCAAATATGGGTTAGTTGGAAGCAAAGAGATCATTGCAGCAGGAAAGTTAAAACCATTAGAATCACCTATTACATATACGTAATAAATTGAACTAGCAGTTAAAGTAATTCCCTTGTCCAATCCATTGACACCATTTTTAGCAGAATCAATAATAAGATTGGCAGGAATTACCATATCAATATTATTTAATGAATCTGAGCAAGCACCAGAAGTCAAATCTAATTGAGTATTAGGAGTAGTTGCATTTAAAGAAGCCTTCAAGCCTTTTATGTATGCCACTGGATTACGTGACATCGTTATAGGCTTATTAATCGCAGAAAATGAAAATGTAGTCATAATTTCTCCGGATTAAACGTTATAAACAAATGATTTAACCAAAAGTACAGCAGTATCAGTTGCAGCACTAGCTTTTAAGCTAACACTAGCAACACCAGTTACTACGAATGCTAAACATTCAAGATCAGCAATTTGAGCAACAGCAGCTACTACACCGCTTAATCTTGCTTCATTACCAGTACTACCTGTTGGTTGTACGAATAAAGTATTACCAGCAGCATTAGGAGTAAGTGTAACTGAGAATTTAACTTTTGGTGTTCCAATAGGAGCCACACAAGCAGTTAATGGCAAAGCTACATAGCTAGTTGTTAAAGCAGAAGAACCAGTTGTTAATGGAGCATCGTAGATAAATTCACGATATTCAGCATCACCATTGGTATAGCTTAGTAAGAAATGCGAGCTACCATCAGTTACTTTAATGTCTACCATACGGAAACTATCGTAACCATAAGGAAGAATAGGAGCAGTAGAAGAAAGGGATAGCAAAGCTGCAGGTTGATAAAACCCATTTGAATCACCAATTACATGCACATAATAGAACTTAGACGCAGCTAAAGCACCAGTATCTATACCATTGACGCCAACCACAGCTGCATTAATAGTAATGGCTGCTGGAACTACCATATCGATGTTATTGATTGAATCACTACATGCACCAGACGATAAATCTAACTGAGTGTTAGGAGTAGTTGCATTTAAAGAAGCAGTTAAACCTTTAATATATACTACTGGATTGCGTGATCCAGGTATTGGTTTGTTAATTGCGGAAAATGTCATAATTACCTCAAAATTAATTTATTAAATTGTTTTTACGTTTTAAATCATTTGCTTGTCTAGTTGCATTTCTTTTAGCTATAGTTTCAGGAGACATCTTCTTTCCTAAATTATACTTATTACCAGTTAAGCGTGCACTAATTTTAGCTTTGTGTTCATCGCTAAGCTTAATGCCTGCACAACGTTTATGACCAATTAGACGAGCACTCATTTCTGCTTTTTGTGCATCAGTACGTTTTTTACCTAAATTATGTTTATTGCCAATTAAACTGGTACTAATCTTAGCTTTAGTTTCATCAGTGTGTGAACTTCCTATACTATGCTTTCCTTTATGAAAAGCACTAACTGCAGCCTTAAATTCATCACTACGTTTGCTACCTAAAGAATTAATATTTCCCATTTTACTAGCACTCATCCTAGCTTTAGTTTCATTGCTAAGTTTTATGCCTAAATTGTGCTTATGACCCATTAAAGCAGCAGAAATTTTTGCTCTAGTTTTAGCACTAGTAACATAACCTCTACTAACAGGATCTCTACTTTTTTTGTACATATCCCGCATATTATCTTTAGCGGTTCCAGCAAACAAATGTCTTGGATTAACACATGATGGATTATCACAATGATGACAAATTAATAAACCTTCAGGAATTTCACCCTTATATATCATGAATGAAACTCTATGAGCTTTATGTCGCCTATCACCAATACGAATATCGCCATAACCCTTAATATCTTTGCTGCCAGTCCAAAACCAGCAACCATTAGGCATTTTTTCTATTCTACTTCTAAACCATAATTTAGTTTGTTTATCTATTTTCATAGATAACAGTATATGGAGTAGTATGTAATTTTACAACAAACTTATTGCAAATTAATAAAAAACAATACATACTACTCACATGAATTATACTATGTTGATGCAACGTTACCCGCTAATGGCAAGCATATGCGCTGACTGTAACGGGACAGAAGCAACGCGCCCCATATCACATCGTTCACCAACCACTTTTGATTCTGTCCGAATACAGCACCGTAATACATTCTGAGACTAACCTTAGTCTCATCATCAGTATCAACAGAGGTGTCATAAGGACGTTCGTCATCTAATCTCGGAAGTGCAACGTAAAATGC